CGACGCAAAGGTTTTAAAAATGTCAAGAACCAAACAGGAAACTAAACTTTCCAGGGCCAGTAAAGCTGCGTCTATCCCAACGGAAGACATTGAACACGTGTTCGCATACTGGCGCGAGATCATGAACAAGGGCACCAGAGCACAGCTGTCACCCGAGCGAAAAGAATTAATTGGTTCAGCAATCCACGATTACACTCTAGAAACTTGTCTAGAGGTTATAAGGGGTTGTAGTTTGTCTTCTTTCCATATGGGGGGTAATAAGCAGCGGAAGCGTTATGACTCGTTGGATCTTATTTTCCGGAATTCTGACAAGATTGAAGGGTTTCTTCAAATCGCTGAGGATAATCCTTTTGTGGAGCCTTTCTAATGTTGGGTCTTCTTTTAATATGGCTAGGTAGTCATATATGTCTGGTCGGTGCTATTGCTGTTATGGCGAAGATGGCCGATGAATAATCTAAACAAAGAAAGAAAAAAATATGACAACTAATACAATATCTCTTGCTGACCGCAGGAAAATCCGTGAACTAACAGACACTCACCAGGAGTTGTTTGCAGAGGATCTCATCAAGAGACTCCAATCATTCATTCCTAATCTGAACAAAGAACTAAATTCTGATCTTCTTCTGGACGCACTGGGCTGTTGCGGACTTTCTCTCCATATCGGTACTGAAGCCTCAGCTACCTGGATGTCTAAGAACTTACTGTCTGGTGAATAAGGAAGAACTCAAGCAGGTCGTTGACCGGGTTCATGCGAACTGGAATATCCAGCCTTTGCCTGCCCAGCTGCAGACGATCTACAAAACCTGGTTTACCCTACTTGAATCGTTAGACTACACAGAAGTTGACAGTATTATAACGCAACTAGCGAAAGAGGACAGTTGGGCACCGCGCCCAGGAACCATCTACCGAAGAGCCGTAGACCCAGACACCCCATCGCCGGCATTCGCCTGGTCAGAATACCGCACCATCGCAGGACAAATGGACAGCGGAGCCTACACACCCGCCAACATCCACCCGATGCTCCAAAAGACAATCACCACCATCGGCGGATTCAACCTACACACAAACGCCGATCGAGAACACTTCATACAAATCTATACAGAACACGTAAATAAGGAATACAAATGAACAGATACACACGATGCCAAGCAACCACCAAAAGTGGAACCCAATGCAAATCAGGAGCAATGCACCTCACCCCACACTGCGGAGTACATCAAGGCTCCCCCTACCCACAACAACCAACAGTCCCCAAAAAACAACAGTTCCTACACATAAACACTTGGACAGGCGACGAAATCCTGGAACTAATCCCCTACTACAGACGACCAACACAATGAAACCCCGCACGTGCCAATCAAAAAGAAAAGATGGCAACCAATGCAACGCAAACGCAATGGGTGGAGGCTACTACTGTTATGTGCACAAAGAATCCAAAGATCCAATAACACAAAGAGATCCAATATTGGAAGCAAATCGTGAACTAACCAACTCAATGATAAAACTCATCAACTGGCACCACCGAACAGGCGGAGACATCTCCAAATATTTTGGCAAAGCAGAACTGTCAGAATGGCTATTAGGTAAACCAAAATGAAACGAAACGGCCGCCCACCCAAAGAAGCCACAGGTGTGTCAACCCTCACCATCAAAATACCAGCAGAGCTCAAAAACCAAATCATAGAACTATCCGACGGATACGATATGACCATCACAGAATATATAGTGACGCTAGTATTACGCGATGCCTCGCCAACCTGAACCAGCCAAAAACCCAGACCACAAGTACAACATACAAACCACCGTACCCGGCTGGCTAAAAAACGACATACTCAGAATATGTGAAGAAAACGAAACATCCCTCACCCAATGGATCAATCACGTCATACACGACGCAGTACGCAACAACAAAAAGCTGCCAGAACTAACCTCGGGGACCGCCCGCACTCCTGCTGACACTATTCGTGAGTATTTGGCGGGGGAGCGTTCTTTGCAACCGTGTGGTTTGGTTTCGTGTGACCGTGTGGATGTGTCTTCTGATGGTGGGTCTATGGTGTTTTGTGGTTCGTGTGGGATTAGGGTTTTCTAGTGGGGATACATTTGGGCGATTGATGGGCGTGTGGGGGTTCGGCCTTGTCGTCTTTGTTCTGCTAGGAGTTGTCTTGAGGTGAGTCCTGCCCATACTCCGTGCATGTCTGCTGCGGGGAATTCTAGTGCGTAGTTTAGGCATTGTTCTATGACTGGGCATGTTTTGCATATGAGTCGGGCTTGTTTTATGTAGGTGATGTCTTTGTGTTCTTTGGGGAACATGAGGTGTGTTAGGCCTTTGCAGGATGCTTTGTTTGTCCAGTTTGTTTCGTGTGTATCGGTTAAATCTATTGGGTTTGTGTCTGTCATATTATTAGCCGTTATTTTCTTGCTGGTAAAGGGTTTTCTTGTGTGTATGTCTGGTACGGCGGACCTGTGTAAGGGTCAAATTTGGTTGTGATGTTTAATGCTTTTACGGCGATGTTTTTGGCTTGTTGGAGTGTTGGTTTTTGTTTCGGCGTTAAGGCTTGTATTGCTCCTAGCGCATAGGGTGAACCTGAACCGATAGCGTAAATTCCGTTGTTGTCTGATGTCCAGGAGTAGTCTCCGTCTATTATGTATATAGTGCCATTTATGACTACGAGGATCGTGGAGTTGTGTTCTGCGAGATGTTCGGATGAGTCGCGCTCTGGCAGTGAATACCCTGATTCGTCAAAGCATGCCCGTAGTGCGGGTACGAATTTGTTTGTTATGAAGGCGTCTAGTTGTTTGCCTTTTAGTGTGGGTGTTGGTGTTGGGGGTACGAACGAGTAGTGCAGGATGTTGATTGCTCGTACGTCTCCTGCAGCTCCTAATAGGTATTTGCCGTTTTGGGCTATTTTGCTGGAGCCTGCTCCGAGGGTTGTGATTTGGAATGCGAATCCTGATTCATCCATTGATGAAACCCTTGAATCTGTGCAGACTACGGCGTAACCGTCTCCTTGTATTGCCACTATTGTTGTCATTGTTTGCCTTGTTGGATAGCGTTTTTTTAGATTGTTACTGTTGGGAAAGAATCTAAATAATCTTGTAGTACTAATTTGCGCCATTTTAGGGCGTATGTCAAGCAGTGTGAACACTTTATTGCTTTGTGGGTACATTCGGGGAGCCGTATGTTTCCTCTGCGCGCGGTGAAACTCCACGCCATTGAATCACTACTGGTCATTGCGTGTCCTACTTGTCGGAGTCCTGTTCTTTTCATGCCGAATCCGTGTAGTTTTAAACCATCTAGTGTCAAGGGTTCTACTATTGATTTTATTTCGTTGGTTGATTGCCTTCTACAGACAGAGCCAATACCAACTATGTCTTTGCTAAGTAGGTCTATTCCGGCTTTGTTAAACATGTCTACATGCCGGCGATATTGATCTAGTGTTTGGCCTTGTATGACAGGAACAATGGGTAGGTCGTCTGCAATCATCTGTAAATCTAGATAGTTGTTAACTGTTAGTTCCTGATGCTTTTCTATAGATAACCCAGTCTTTGCAAGCATTGCGTCTTCGCACATCCAGTCTTGCTGTGAAGCCCAGTCCATCATGCCTATTTCGTCTTTATACCGTCTTACGGCATTTGCGTACTCTGAAGCTGTTATTGTCCATCCACCAAACATGGATAGTTGTGTGAATCCGCCGCTGTCCAATGACCAGTTACAAATTGCCCTTGGCATGTTGACGTATCTTTTGATCCGATAATGAGAAACAAAGAGGGGTATATCGGCATGCTTTAGCCATGCTGGATTGTCTGTTCCTAGATAAAAAGTGAACTTTCTATTATCTGTTAACACTCAATGAAGCCTTCTGGGGCGTATAACGGGTTGAGAGTTTTCATTTGTGATCCCTTTTTCATGAGAATCCCCTCTGTTCCTGTTATCTCGCAGACACGCTTAGATATCAGTTCATATGCCGACACTATTTCTTGCATGTAAGTGCGTGTTTCTGGTGGTTCTTCTGTGTCAAAGTAGAAACGGAGAGCGCCAAACTTCTCTTTTATCTGGTAAATCGTGTATTCGGGATCAATAACCCGTAGTTCTACGTCAATTTTTTCTATGAGGTCGTACCAGCCCGGGTCGCAATCTATTCTTTTGTCGTAATCCTTGTGGAACCTGTCTAGCATTTGGCTCATGTATGGCGAATATAGGTGTCGTGTCATTTTTTGTCTCCTGTGCGTATGAAAACAAATGATATCACTGACCGCAAATCCTGTCTATAGGACTGACGGTTGGTATGCTTGTTATCTATGCGTGATATACATGATGTTTTTTCCTTTATTTTGCAGGCGATACAATGGTAAAGAGCATCCGTTTAGATGTTGCTCCCCTTATTAGGTACATACAAGAGGACACTTCGTATAAGGAACTTGTATCTCGTGATGTTGTCAGGCATTGGAAGCGCGTAGGAACCATTGATTTGTATAGGGCTGATGCCTGGTGTGTAAAGTTGGGGATACACCCGATTGAAATATGGGGAAGCGGTTTTTACACTAGTATGGAAGATAATGAAAATGGATAGAACAACTATTAAATGGTGGATTGACAGAGCCGGCGAATTAGAACAAGACCGTAATGAGTGGCGTGCGAAAGCAGAAACCCTTGCAGCCCAGATTGCTGAATCCAAAGACTCAACACGCCTTATGGCTACACTCACAGAGACCCTAAGACTGACTCATGACTGAGCAGGCTTGGACATGGCTCTTGTTCGGAATGGAGCTCGTAGGGGTCGCTGGAAGCTTCATAGTGGGTAACAGTAAGTGGTATGGGCATCTGATAGTCGCCCTTCACTCGTACCCGTGGCTTGCCTACGCAATTATCTTTAACAAGCCAGGATTCATGGCTATGTGGTTCCTTTGGCAGGGTGTTCATCTAAGAAACATGTTTAAGTGGAAAAAAGAAAGCAACAAATGAACAAAATAATTAAAAAATTATCTGGCGACCTGTTTATTGTCGTAATGCTCGGTTTGGTTTCCACCACTACCGCTTGGACAGCAATTCAATCATCTCTTCATGGGGGTAGATCGTCAGATGCCGGTTCTGAGTATCAACTAATCCTGTCTGAAGCGAACAATATGTGGATTACAGCTGAAGTAAAATACCGAGACGACCTGTCTGTATGGAAAGACAAACAAGTTCGTGTGTTGGTGGACGGTGTTAGTATGGATGACATTTACTCCGACATAAAGACAGCCAATGGGTCTTACGAGTTGTATGTGTTTGCTATGCCGTGTTTTTATGAAAATCCAAAAGGGTTTCTACCAGGCTGCAAGACTTATATGGACGAACTGTATAACCCGTACACTGAAACACACAAAAGCAGCGAGTATTGGACAAATTTGTCTGATACTGAGGGAAAATACAGCAATCAACTTCAGATGCTCACAGGACTATTCGCTGTTTCTTTGTTTCTTCTAGGTATCACAACCGTCATGAAGATGAAAAACCTTGTTGCTTATCTATCAACCTTTTCGGTACTCATATGGCTGTTCGGTGCTGTTGTTCTCTCAACTATCCCAACAGTATTTTCGTAAGGTTTTGTAATGGCAATCGGTAGCGAACCTGAAATAGGAGCCAACTTTGCAGTCTGGAAAGACATGTCAGAATCTGATCGTAAAGCATGGTTCAAATATATGAACGACAATTGGGGCGATTACCTTCAGGCAGGGTATGCGACCCTGGTGCATGATAAGAATAACCCCTATTACCAATCACAAAAACAAGGATCAAAATGAAATTCGTAGTTAAGTTTATTGCATGGTCAGCAGTCGTTCTAATTGCAGCCATCGCTCTGGTTGGTTAAGATTTTAGAGTATCGGAAACCGATTTTTTAATTTTTTCTATATCAATCGGCACCATAGTGGCAGTTGCTACTGCTGTAATTACTTCATTGCATAACAGTTCGGCCGTTATGAGTATTCTGTTTTCTTGAATGTCAACTATTTTACTTCTTATAATTAGCTCAACATTTGTTGGTGTGGGTTTTTTAAAAACTGTAGTTATCTCGGAAGTCGCACAAAATTTTCCTATCTGCTGACTTGTTTTCTGTATTGCTTCATCAAGAACGGAAGCAAGAACACCACCGTGAACAACATTGTTCATTCCTTGGTGTGCCTTGTTGAACGAAACATGAAAGTCTGTTTGACCAACTTTTGGGTAAACCAATGGAGGAGCTATTGGGTTCATTAATCCAGACAATGGATTTTTGTAAGAGATATTAAGCCAGGGAGGAAAAAGTTCATCTATTTTCGCTTTTTCAACTAAATGCTCTAAACGTTTTGCTGTTTCTAGTAGTTCTTCATTTTCGTACAACGGATCAACAAAATATATATTGCTGATTATTTTGCGCAAACTAGAAGTCATCGTTTCTATTGTCTCGGAAAGTTTATATTTACTTCTCGGAGCATTGAGGGAGTCGTTTAGTTGTTTGTCAATAATTTCTCTATTTGTTTCTTGCATAAACAGAAGCGTAGCATTTTTACGCCTGATAACATAAAACAATTAAGCCTTCGTAGCTCAGCGGATAGAGCAACGGACTTCTAATCCGCAGGTCGTTGGTTCAAGTCCAACCGAAGGCACCACTACAACAAAGAGGCAAAATGTCTGAAAATAAAGATTTTGAGAAACTAGTAATTCACATTTCCCGGGAACGGGCAGAAAAACTTGATTCAATCGCAGATCAACTTAAACTCTCACGCGGTTCCATTATAAGACAAGCGCTTGATGATTTTTTTGAATCTAAAGCCACTGACAAGAAAACCAAAAAATAGATAGTCAGTATTGACTACCAATCATCTGGGTCGTCTTCTTCTCCATCTCTACGGTTTTCGTAATAAAGAACAGCGTGTTTAATTTCAGGAAGTATTTCCATACGCCAATCAACAGGCAGTTTGTTTAAAATATTGACAATGGTTTGATGCATGAGGTCAGCAAGGGCTGTTTCCTCAAGACACATTGAAGACATTATTCTCAACTCGGAAGTCAAATACTTTATTTCATCCAGCAGATCAACATCTGTTTTCTGTTTTGATTTGCGCCTCAAGGATATTTAGCTTCTTTCAGCGATGTATTCTTTGCCACGATACATGCACCATCCGTTATAGATAGTTGCAACTTCGTAAGAGAACTTGTGATCGCCGGTTTCTTCATAGGTAATTACACCAATGCCTTGTTGCCAGTTTTCAAAACGTGTCAAAGGACGACCGTCTAGGTCTACCCCACCTCGGGTAGAAGGAATAGCACCATCAATACGAGCAAGACACCCAGGAGATGCAGCCATGATTGTCCTAGCACCATCGTAGTCTTCGCGTGTTTTAAACGCCGTTTCAATGCGGTGGATGTGCCCATAAATAACCGATACTTTCTCTGCATTCAAATATACATGTGCAGTAGAACCGTTGGACTTAACTCTGTCACCATGAATAATTTTTAACTTCTTATTAATCCAAAGGTCAGCTGCTGGATATCCAGGCTTGTACTCAACACCGTAATCTTCCATACGGCAAAGATATGGAACTGAAAGAACAGGCCATGACTCTGGTGTCATTCCTTTTCTCAATCCATATGCCGCTCCAGCGTTTTGAACTAGATACTTCGGCATTCTTTCTTCGTGGTTTCCAGCAAGCCAAACAATCCGTGCGTGTGGTGCAGCGTCTCGCATTTGAGCACAGAACATTGTTGCTCGGTCAATTGACGCTTGTGTTGTTTGTGCATACGACGGATAGTTGATGTACTTGCCCATTTCTGGAAGGTCAAGGTTGTCACCAACACAGGCAATCAAATCCGGCTTTACGTCTTTAATCATTGCTAACAAAATTGCAATTGCCGCATCGTCGTGTGTTGGTTCCAGTTCACCGTTCTTGTTTCTAAAGAAACCGAACTGTATATCGGGTACCACAATGCACGTTTTGAAGTCTGTTGCTGTTTTGGGTTTTGTCGTTGTCTTTTGTAGTTGTACTGGTTTCCCTTGCTGTACAACGGGCCACTCTGGACCAGACTCCCATTTTGGTGAAAATTGAATTGCGGCAAGGTCGTGAATTTGCGCTTCGCCTTGGTCATCTTTAATCATTGATTGATAAAGAGAAACGCGTTTAATATCTCCGATTTCGGTGATATCAATATTTTTACGTTCTAGCATTTCTGCAATTGAACCAAGAAGTTTAGCGTTAGCTTCTTTTTTGTTGATACTTCCAGCGGCTTCTGTGAGACGATTTGATAGTCCGGGTGTTTTTTTGTTTGTAGTCATTACTGACCCTTTCCGCATCTGCACCAACCATTGCGGTGTTGAGTTATTGTGTCTCTTCCAATTTTCATGCCAGCACCAGATAGTTCAAGATGAATTATTCTTGTTGCTACTCTACTTTCCAAAGCAAGTTGAAGCGCTTCTGATGTTTCTTTATCAAGATCTAAAAGTATCTTCCCCAAAGGACAGGGGGTTTTTGAACCAGACGAAATTGTTTTTAGTCTTTCGGACAGTTCTGACATGTGACTCCATTTTTGTAGTGCAGTTTGTTTGCTAACTTGACTTACTATAGAGTACAGTAAGTCTCGTGTCTAGACCCAAACCAAAACAATCTCGTCATCAGTCAAAGCGCGATCATGTTTTAAGAACACCTCTTGAGAATACGGTGAGGTCGGTTATTGGCGATACGGCAGATGTGAAACTGCTTGTTGAGAATATTCTTACATCTCTTGACGAACAGAACATAATTTCATACATGCCTCAAAACATAGTGTCACTACTGACCCCCTACGGAAGAGTGTTGATTTTATTGATTGAAAGACCAGGATTAACAGTGAGGGAAATGTCTGTATTTCTTGGAGTTACCGAAACAAACATCACTAAAGCAATTACAAAGCTTCAGTCAGAAGACCTCATAGCAAGAACAAAAGTAAACGGTCGGTTTGAATACTCAATAGTCTTTGAAAACGCCGAAAACCACAGCGATATACGGCGCTTAATTTCCTTTATCAGCAAGATAATTACTCAATCTGAGTGACTAGCCAAGCGGCAAAAGCCTCGTCTTCGGTAGGAATGAACCAGACCTGACATTGAGCAATATCTTTCTCCTTGGAACCGGCGAAAGACCAAGCAATTTCTAGTTCTTTTTGAGGTACACACACCCCAACGTTGCATTCAAGTGCGTATAGGTCAATAAACCACTTAACTACACATGGAGTTTCCCAGTGACTACATGGAGCATCTTCGGCACCTTGAAAAGGGCAGTACACATTAACGATAAGAAGACTTGATTTTTGGATCAATAACTCAATTTTGTGGCCATCTTTATGCCATATGAGTTCATCGGTTTGAGCAGCCATACAAGTAAAGTAGCACTTTAGGCGTTGTTTATTAGGCTAATTCCGATAAATCTTATTTTTTGGGCGGTACCCAGACAACAAGATAAATGTTTTATTTATGCAGGTTTTGGAAGAGCGCGCCAGGCGGCTTCAAATTTAGCTGCGTCTTTTGCCATTTCTGGAGAAAGCTCTACGTGCAACCAAAGGCCGCCGAAACTTCCGGCATTGTCATCGGCGGTGAAAATTTTTACGCCCTTAGCCCCTTCGCCGCGGCTGCAGCGGAAGCCTCTTCCGAAGCCTTTGTTCTTGTCTTTTGCATTTGCATCAAAGGCATAGTCGTGAATTTCTTCAATACCGAGAGCTGCGGTGTTGGCCAAGAACCAATCCCACATTGCTACGCCAACCTTGCGATCCGTATATCCGATGTCTATGGCAGCCCCAGTTGCGTGAACCGATAGCCACTTTTCCATGCCTGGATCGCCAATTTTCTTACCCTCTGTGTGAGAATTTCTCATCAAACGTGCGGAATAAATCCCCAGATTGCGGGTTTTCCAACGTGCCGCACAAAGTGCGTTTAATTTTTCCGTGCCAGGCTGTGCGCCCTTACCGTCAAATGCGGGATAATAGCTGTACTTACGTGCCACGATAAAGTCCTCCTAATTGGATAACTATATTATACAGTAGAACCTATTGCGCAGCAGCTTTCTTTTTGTCAACCTTGGCAAATACGTCGTTTATTTCTGAAGCGTCTATCTTGCCGTCATCAAGGAACGCCCGTGAAAGCCCTTCTACGACCGTGGCAACGCCCGCCATGCCCGCCATGAAGCATGCTTTCCAGAGAGGTATTCCCGCTATTGCTCCGGCTCCTATGACGCCAAGACCTGACGCAGCAAAGACTGCGATAATTCTAAGTAAAATGTTTTTGATCATTGCCATATTTTTCATCGTCCGTTACTAATTAAAGTGTTTTTATTCTTCGCTTTTTGTGAACATCAAACCGAACACATGAAGTACGAAGGCACCACCAGAGATAAGTAATCCCTTTTTTTGAGTGTCCCCACTCAGGGTAATTAGAACCAATGCCGTGCCAGCAAGGGTCCAAATCGTAGCTACCAGTTCATCTCTTAAATGACTAAACATGCAACCTCGTTAAATGCATAGGGACAATACATATTGTATCATTTTAATTACAGGACGCGCCTAATTGATACAGGGGCAACCATTGCACATGCAGCCATTGCTATAAGAACTCTTCTCGTGGAGATGGGAATAGAACTACCAATAGGGACATATGTGTCAATCGCCCCTTGGAATACATTGATTTCAGATTCCATTGCTTCTCTAACTTCAGTCGGTGCGCTCTGAACTGCCTCAACAAGTTGTGCCGCTTCTTCTTCGGTTACTGCACTGATGTCAACCGTAGCAAAGATTTCTGTTGCTTGTTCGCCGTCAACGCTTTCCAAAACTTTTGCGCTAGTAGCAAGATCTACGGCTTGGTCTTCCGTAACGCCGTTTTCAATAACCGAATCAACTGCGGCCGAAACCTGTTCTTCGGTAACTGTATCTGATTCCAAGACATTAACCAGTTCCTCAAACTGCTCTTCAGTAAGTGGTTCATCCAAAACCGCATCAATGATTGCATCAAACTTCTCGTCAGTGATTGGCTCATCAAAGACGGCGCTTAGGGCTTCAGTAAATTGTTCTGTAGTTAGTGGCTCATCAAAGACCGCCTGTACAGCAGCGTCAAACTGTTCATCACTAAGAGATGTTGTGTTTTCAAAGACCGCTTCTACCGCGTCTTCAAATTGAGCGTTAGACAATGGGCCATCAAAAACTGCTACAACTGCGTCTTCAAATTGCGCATCTGAAAGTTGAGTTGGATCTTCAAATACTGCGTCCACGGCAGCGGCAAAGTTCTCGTCTGTTAAAGGCTCGGAGAAAACTGAATCAATAACGGTCGCAAACTGTGTGTCTGAGAGTTCTTGGTCAAGAAGAGAATTAACAACTGCTGTCAGTTGTTCTGGGGTCTCGGCGTCTGCAACCAAATCGTCAACGGCATTTGCAAGTCCTGCATTAGACATAGGGCCGTCAAAAATGTCTTCAACAGCAGCATCTGCTGCGTCTTGTACGGCTTCTGGCACAACTACCGGCGGTTCGTCCGTTTGTGTTGTTGTCTCTTGTTCTGGGGCATATTGTGGTATCGAGGTGATGGGTCCATCGCCTTCGGTGTTACCTTCGCTCGCGGGTGTCTCAACTGGGGTTACCTCCACTGGTGTGTCAAATATTGTTTCAATAAGAGTTGTAGTAGTTGGCGAAATTGTTGTAACTGTTGTTTCTGGTTCTGGAGTTAAAACTGGAGTTAGGTCTAACTCAGGAATTGAGACAGTGGTGTTGTCTGTTGGAGGAAGAACAACCACTGGCTCGGTAGTAGTTGTTGTATTATTAATAGGTGAAATTACTATTGTGCTTGTGGTCGTTGTGGGCGGTAATGATGTACTTGTCGTACTGGTAGTACTAGTAGTCGTAGTAGGTACAGTTGGTTCCAAAACAATCGCATCCGCGCTCGTACTAGGACCATATAAACAAGAACCGCTACCGACTCCAGCACATGGCCCATTCATTGCGTAGACCTTAAAACGAACAGATCCATATCCAGTTGTTACTGAGTTGCCTCCATCAAACATATCGTGACTAAGCAAATAACTAGTGTTCGCAGCAGTTGTCCAAACACCCCAACCACCACGTTCAACACCATCGTCATAGTCAACAAAATTTACTGAGTATCCATATATTTCAGTGTTGCTTGCTTCTGGTGCGTCCCAATTAAGAGTTACGCTTCCGTCTTCGTTCGCTACCGCAGTTAAGTTCTGCACAGCGTTGAAATAAGCAACAGAAAGACTTTCCCATGATTGCCCATCAGAGGACGTCATTACTCTGTTTCCTGTGCCAGAGTTTGCTACAGCAACATACTTTCCTGCACCATAAGCAACACCTTGCCATGAGTTGTTTGGAACCCCAGAACCAAGCGTCCAGTTTGCACCGTCTGTTGAATAAGCAGAGCGTGTATTAACTCCACCTTCTGCTACGGCAATAAACTTGTTTCCACCATATGTTATGTATTTCCACTGGTTGGCTGGAGCACTTGCGGTGTTGGTCCAGTTAACTCCGTTAGTAGAGTAAGCACCATATCTATTTCCTGAATTTGTGCTGTATTCAAGCCATGAGAAACGTCCGTTGCCAAACGCAACTGTTCGGATGTCAACTATTGCACCAGGGTTTTGTGTGGACCAACCAGTAATTCCATTAGGAGAAGACCAGCCCCTACCAAACATTGATACAGAAACAAACCGTGGAACTGTTGCGCTACAAGCGACTGCATCGTGTGACCATGCGGTGGATGGGGAGCGAACCGTCCAATCAATTCCGTCGGGCGAGGACATAATATAGTTGTTTCCCCATGTTGCAGTAGCAACAAAAAGACCACCGCAGTTTGTGATTGCTTGCCATTCTCCTGTTGGTGCAGTTCTTGATGTCCATGTAATTCCGTCAGGAGATGTCATTACCGCATTTGATCCGACGGCAACGAATTGACTATCGGCGTATGTAATTCCTTGCCAGTTGCTATTAGAAGCAGAAGTTCTTGAAACCCAATAGTTGCCATTTGTTGATGTCATAACGCGATTACCGTCGCCAGACGAGGCGACAGCAACAAATTTTCCATCCCCGTAAGTGACGGCTTCCCAGTTCTGATCTGCTGGATATCCAGTCGCAACCGGGGCTGCAGGGACAAACTCGTAAGACAGGTTGTCCATAACAGGTCCGTAATGTCCACCCCAGAACCCGTTGTCAATACCGCCAAGGTAGAGCACTACATCACCAGCACTAGTCGTAGTCACGCTTTGGGTTAGCCTGATTGTTGCATGGGCAGTTGAGGAATCTATGTGTGCGTCACCTAGATGGAATGCGTATGTGTCGGGAACTGGAGTGCAGTTTCCTATGCAGTTTGTTTCGGAGTTGTTTACATCTATGGACGCCGTAAGGGTTCCCGCCCCTGGAACCGAAATTGTTTTTGTAACTGAACTGTAGAAGTAAGTGAATCGTAGTGATCCGTTAGCAATTGGATTCCCACTATTAATAGTCCAACCATCTAGGTTGTCAAAGGTGTCCGTAATGGTTGAGGCTTTAACAGGAGGGCTACTAAGCCCAAAAAACAAAACAGGAATAAATATAAGCAATCTTGTTAAGCTTGCGAATTTCTTCATAGTCTTCCCTAAAGTAGTGACTATGAAATTATACCAGTTTTTAAGTGGCTACCATTTTCCTATTGGGCAAGTTGCGTGTTTTAGGGTTACCTTCACAGGCATCAAGCAGCCACATTTCTGGCACTGATGCAGGGCATTAAGGAACTCACAGCTGTTACAGATATCTAGTCGCGCCTTAGCGTCCTCTGGCTCCAGATACTGCGTTTCGGGGTTTATTACATCCCACGGTCGTACGACGCCAGTTTCCTGACGTTTAGCATTCTTCTTTTTCCATTCATCCCAATGAGATACCATGGTTCTATACTAGTGTGAGGTAAGCGCACGGACGGAAAGAACCAAAAAATGGGATTAGAACAATTTTTAAATACGGATGATAAAACCGCAGCTTTGGAAGCCTTGCGTTCTCGCATGTTTGCCGAATTATACACATGGTGTATAAGGGGAGGAATTGACCCAGACGACCTTGACTACACAACCTTTACTAATACTCTGGAAACTTCTAACTCGTTGTGGACATATAACCAGACCATAAGCAGACTGTGCGAAGGCCTTAAAATAATTGACACAAAACTAGGATCATAAAATGGAACACAGCCAATCTCTCCCCGATTGGGTAACTTTCAGAGATGCATCACCAGCCAACCGTGGTCGTTTCATACTTCATAAAAGTTTGCTCGTAGTTGATGGTGTTAATACTCCGTATTCTGGCAGATGTGATTCTTTGACTTACAGCATGGAATTACCGACAGTTCACACTCCATACCATGATGAAGGTATGTATATGGGAGAAACATCTCCTTATACAGGAATGCCTCTTGGAATACTAGATATACAATCTGGAGTAAAAGTAATTGATGCTGCCCCTCATTTTGTGATTACATATGTGGCGTTCTATCAAAACACAATAGATGGAAATACATTTGCCACAGACGATTTGTTTGACACCAGCGGTGCCCCTTGCACAATATGGTTTGGAACATCAATAATTGAACTTTTAAAAAATATGCGTGAATGGTCATTCATGGTAGAAGAACCTTTTAATTCGGATCACCCAATGGCAATATATTCAAAACTTGCGCTAGATATCTTGGAAGTTCCTTTAGGTTTGCTTCATGAAATAGATTCACTGCCAGATATGCATTTAGCAAGATATCTGAAAGGCGATGTGAATCATAGGCAACTTTCAGAGACTTACCCTCAAATGTCTCCGAAAATGATGGCTTGGTTTAAAGAAAAACAACAAGAGTTTGCCCCTAAGGAAACTACTCAAATGTTGAGAGAAATAGAAATATAATTATTTCCACACGTTAAATAGTTCCGCCGCTACCGCCGCCACCGCATGAAAGAGTCCACTGCATGCAACCATAATCTACTGTTTTAATAATGGCAGCATCAGTACTGCATTGATATCTACGGTACGCGTGGAAGGCATCGCAACCACAACCGTCAATACCATAACCAGGTGTTTGAAATGTTCCTGCATATAGAGATGAAGCGTTTATCCATCCAGCAGGAAGCGGAGCTTCAGTATTAAAGTTTCCGCACGATCCAGTATTGGCCGTGTCTCCGCATTTTGGCACAGCAGTTTCAACTGGAACATATGATGTTATTCCTGCTCCGCATGCTGCAGAAACACCATCTTTTATGCCAGATTCACAAGCGGTCACAGTGGCGGTATAACAATCAGCATCGCTGTTTGTGCAGTTGCCAGCACACGCCGAATCTGAAACGGTACTGGCTTTTGCCCCACAGTTACTTCCCGATTTTGCTGTGTAGGGGGTTGTCGTTCTCGTAAAACTACCACTACATTGACAACCAATAGTCTCAGTTGTCGCAGTTCCAGTATCGTAGCAACTATCAACACAACTAGGCGCTGCTATTTCTCCACTTGTTGTTGTGTAAGAAGAACATATAGTGCCTGCTAATGTTTTAGTCCAAGTGGTTGTATTTGTATAAACCCTGTTTCCACATGTTCCTGTGGGCGTGTTGGCTACTGGTGTTCCAGCAGTCCAACCATGGTCTGCACCTGCCGTACCATAGTTAGTGCAATTTACAGGGGTGTAGACCGTTGCTGTTGATTCTGGACTCCAGTGTGCATTTGTGTTTTGACCAGACATGCGCCAATATCTATTTGTGTTTTCAACGGTCGTTATCTGATACGCGTATGAAGTTTGACTAATACTAGAAGCAACTTCTATAGGTCCAGTCCATGTGCTGTTGTTTGAAGAGTAGTAAACATAAAATCTTTGATACACGCCAGCAGTTGCAGTCCACGATATGCCATTCGTTAAAACAGCAGTGTTTGCTGTTAATGACCGTGAAGCCGGTGCACTTAAAGAGAAAACGCTAGAAGTTGCAGAGTCTGTAGTTAAACCAGATGTTCCAATCGTTCTAATAAACCATCTATAGTTTGTTGCAGCAGGAATAGCGCCAAATGTGTATGAAGTAGAAGACTTTGATATGGCTGTTGAGTTGTGCTTTGTAAAAGCTCCAGAACTACCGACATCAAAGAAAATATCGTAGGATGCAGTCAAGCTAGTGTCCGCTGGATTGCTCCACGAGACTGTTACATTGCTTGTTTTATTTGGGAAAGTTCCGGTGGCCGTGTTTGAACCCGATACGGACGTTACAGCATTTGGATATCCTTCCCAGATGTTGGTTGTAACGCTGGAAAAAATCCTTTTAATTGCCGAGGCTGAGGCCTTGCGAGGAATAGCGGCCACATAAGCTGCGCCCGTATAGGCGTGTACTGTTTTAGCCGCCATATGTTAATCCTCCGAAAATACATCATCCTTATCAATTGCTTGGCTGGAAGCATGATGGTTGCGGTGATCTTGAAGTTGCGCAGCGAGCACGACATTTTCAAGAGTTAATGCATTTACTCTTTTAATAAGTTCATCAATAATTGACTGTGGATTAAGTTGTTCTGACATATTATACCTCAACGAAACTATGGGTTAGGAACTTGAAGCCTAGCAGTCTTATCGTTTTCGTCAACCCAATCAAAGAAATCAGACAATTGAATTTCCGTGAGGTCTTGAAGCAACTCTTCATATTCGCCATTATCTGCCTTTTCAGAACGATAACCGCCACCCCTTTTCTTGTACTCCCTAACCAGCCAAGCATTGGCATAAGCGGAAGGGTAAACATCAAATTTGGCTTTTGCTTCCGCTTTTACCCGCGCATACAAAACAGCGTCTGTAGGTATGGCTGATTTTTCTTCAATATCAGAACCATCTTTTTTATCTGTTGAGACATTGATAGGTTTATTACCGTCTCGGACTTGAGTTGATTCTGCTCTTCTTTTTCTAGATACGGCAGAACGGATTTCTTCAGCAGTCATTTTGCTTGCTTTGGAAGCCGGAACACATTTAGGGTATTTGCCCTTGTCTGCGTCGTCCCTACCGCAAGGCTCAAATCCACCATCTTTTTTGGGTCTAGATAAGTCAACCCATTTTTCCTTAAACCACTCTTTTAATGATTTTTCATTATGAGCAAAAGAATCTTCGCTATTTTCAAATCTTATAGACTTGATGCTTCCTTTATAATCTTTCCAAAGCATGATGTAGTTACTTTTCTTTACCGTCTGTAACAGTTGGGCCTCCAACAACCCAAGCATCACAAGTGCGCTCTGAGTGGCACTTAAAGTCAAAGGCTTCGCAGTATCCTATTTGACCAGCATCAACGATGTCCCAAGTAGAACCTGACTCATTACCGAGAGCACCCTCAATACATTTAAGAATTCGTGGAGAACGAACAAAGAGAATACAGTTGCCACACTTTTGCTTCTTCGCTTCTTCTGGAGAAACGTCCCAACGATCACCTTTTTTCTTCCAGAAAGCATCGTTTGCTTCTTTGGGGTTTAAAGGGCCGTAGTCGGCAGTCTCTATCGCTTTTTGGCGATTCTTAATATTTACACCAATGTCTTGAGTTGCGCGAGGACAATTTTCTTTATCTGCTTTTGATTCAAATCTGAACCCCACAATTGATCCCGTATAGTCTTCCCAGGTTGTCATTATTTCTTCTTCTTGAATTCTTGAAGGTGAGATATTGATTCGTTGATTAGCTTTGTCTTTTCTGGGTCTTTCTCAAAGCGCTTTAATTGCTCTTGAAGAAATTTTATATTGTCAGCATCTTGTTGTATTTGACGGTCATTTTCTCTTGTTCTGACTTGTTTTCCAGGAGGGCCAGTTTTATCTTTTCTTGTTTGAAAAAATAGTGCATCTAACTTTTGATCAGGAGTTCGTTTGTCGGTTTGAGGCTTATCGTCAATCATTTTTTGAACCTCATCAAGCGCTGCTTGCGATTCAGCCAATTCAGATTTGCTCTTATTCTCTGGATCACGGCGATTATGGTCATCAATTTCTTTTTTGTAGTGAGCCTTTATACCCTCTAAGTCATATTTGGAAAGTGTAGAACCATCTGGATTTTGACTAAGTTTGTAGACAGTTTCATCAGCCCATTCCCAGTCGTAATATGACCCATCAGCTGCTTTCATTGGATCTTCGCGCCAGACAGGTGTCATGTCTTCTAAGTCTTTTTGCCACTTATCAACCATCGCTGGTGCCGGCTTGTGGTTTTTTCTAATTGATATTGACCTTGGAACAACATCGGGAACAAAAGGAATATTGTCGTCTCCAGTAATTGGATCTACAACGAAACCATCACCATCACCGTCTAACGGAATATCAGGACCTCTAGGTCTTATTGGTTTGCCAAGAGCTTTGAGGTCTTGCTCAAACCTAAAACCTTTAATTTCCCCCAATAGTTCATTAAAAAATGTCATTTTATTTCCTTATTAAATAATCTGGTTATTCATTGTCGCTTGCACGACACCATCAGGAATAACAGCAAATCTACATTTTCCTTCAGGCTCAACAGTTTGAAGGATTATACGGCATTGACCATCACCCATATACAAAACACAGTTTGCGCACTTAACACCAATTCTTGCAACAGTATTACTAGAAGCATCGTCGTAGCCTGCCCAGATTCCTTTTTTGTCTTCATTGAACTTGCCATATCTTTCGGCAATCCCAACAAGGGCGTCCGCCAGCTCTTTTTCTTCGGGAGCAAGAGGGTGCTGGAAAGCTTCGGTTCTGTCCATGATTCTTACTGGCATACCTGCCATCATCATACTGAATATTGATTTTTCTTCTGACATCACTTTGTTTCCTTTTTATATTCATCCCAAGTTTTGTCGCCAACGCCATAGTATTCTCTGGCTAGTCCAGATTCTATTATGTCTATGTTTAGGCAGGCAGTAGTCGGGTTGTTAATATCATCGGAAGAAAATATGCGAGCCAAGACTCGGCCGTATTTATCGTTCTTGTCTGGGATGGTGTTAACAAATACCCACTTATGGTTTGTCAACCATTCTTGAGTAAATTGTTTAGCTTTCAGCCCCATAGCCTTCTCGGCCAAATCTTTAGTACGTGATTCTGGGGTATTCACACCGTATAGGCGAACGCGGATTTTGTGATGAACATTAAAGCCAAGATCAACCATTAACTCGATGGTGTCCCCATCAATTACTTTATTAAGGGTTGCCCCATACCAGAATCGTTCCATGGCCTATTTTAGCATTTATAAGGCTTTTGATGGAAAGGTATTATTTAGCCAAACCACCAAAAGTGTTTAATAATTGACAAACTTGCGAGTATCACCCACAAGACATTAAACAAAATAATTGTTGGAAGAGTTTTCTTCGTGGAAGTCCAAATAAGAGCCACGCTGGAAACGATAGCAAAGATGTAGAGCCACCAAAATTGCTTCCCCAACAGTAGACCAGGAAAAATAATGGCAATCTTGGTAGAAAAACCCCACGCTTCAACGGTGTTAACCCGTGTCCAGTAATCTTTGGAACTCATGGTCTTAATGGCGGAAATAATTTTCTTAAAAAACATATTATTTTGTTTCTATTACTTTCAGATGAGAGTTTTTGTTTTTATCATATGCATATTCGGCATATTGACCGTTTGCATCAACATAATGATAAAAAGCCTGAATATGGTATGAGTTTTGAGGAACATTAAATATTGGCCGATAGTGGTTTAAGTCCATACCGCGGTAAATAGCCGCATCGCCCGGTTTCATAACCAGCGGATCGTCTTCCATATATAGTGGCCAGTCGTAATCTTTACCCATATAGTCAAAGTCATAACAGACACTCATTGATATTTCGCAAGCCGGTCTATCAATATGTGGAACCAGTTCTTGACCTCTTCTGTAAACCCTATAAAAAGAATAAGTTGGCAGAAGGGACAAACCAGTTGCTTCTTCAACTATCGGTTTGTACTGAACCAATAGTGACTCCATTAAAAAGTCTGAATACACAGCGTGGGCATTTATTACCTGTTCAGTGTCAGGAGTAAAAGCGTATGTTTCCTGAAGGAGGGCGTATCCAGAAATGGCAGAAACAAGATCTTGTGAAATAATATTCCCAAGGTAGACAAAATTGTTTTGGCGGAATGTGTCTACATTATTCATAGGCCAACCATGTTACGAGAGCATACTTTGTTCCACTCGTAACTGGATGTGCAATATGGGCAAAAGTATAGGAAGAAGGGAAAAAAATCACATCACCGACAGAGGGCTTGTATTTGATTCCAAAAAATGGAAACTCAAGTTCCCCACCCTCGTAATCATCATTCAAATACAGAACCATTGAAGCAACTCGATCTTTGTGATCCCCGCCACAATCAAAATGTTGTTTATATTCCGCCCCATCAACATATTTTAAAACAGAATATCCTTCGTCTTTCATTCCCCCTAAACCAAAATGAGACGAATATTCATTAGTTAGTTCTGTTACCTGATTAAAAATAAATGAATCAAGATTTCCGGAACCATCGGCAGTATTAATATCGTTTGGCAGAGAGATGGTCTTATTGCTCCTGTAAGGGTTTTTCACACTTCCATCAGTTTGATGATTTCCAGTACTTGCATAAACCCAATTAAGTAAAACATTTTCATCTATCGCTTTTTCTAGCGAATCAATTACTAGCTGCGAATTTTGAAATATCTGGCTATAGACCCAGATTGATGGAAAAATTTCATTCATAATAAACAACTATATTTCTTTATTGCAAACAAGACAATACCTTGTTTTATTTATTAAAATTCCACCATTTGGATTTTTTGTTTTCTAACCCTAAATCAATTTTGTGTCTGGCGCGCCTATATGGTCCGGCTGTTCCAGTGCTTGGCATTAAGAATCCAGATCCAAATCCAGTAACATCAACATACTTAAAACGTGATTCATCTTCAAATTTAATTTCTTTGAAATTACTTGTTCTTTTAAATGGAATAATGTGATACATCGATGTTCCATATGGAATCACAAAATCGGTATTTGTTTTTATATTTAAAACAATGTTTACAGTGTGATAAAAATCAGTATGCACAATGCTTGGAAGAACATCATAGTCGTTGCTTGGTTCCCATAGAACTGGAAGAAACAAACAAGACCAACCTGGTGCTGTTTCTATTCTCCAAGGAGTTACTATTTTAGGAATTTGTGCATTTTCAATTTTGCGCACTCCAGTTATTGGACATTGCCCATGTTGTTCATAATTGAAACCATCAATTTGAAGGTTGCGAAGAGGGGGTTGCATATTTTCAATTCGTGATTCCCAAAAATTACCTTCTGGAGACGGTCTAAAAAAGATATTGCTCCAAAGAGGCATTGTCATCCCCAGAGACAAATAGTCGTTTATTGCTGCGCACTTCTTCATTCCACGAGACTTGCTTAATGCTCTGTACCATTTAGGCATGCTTGTTGGACCATTAAGATATGGGGGCATTGTCATTAAGCGATTGTCTTCTGGTGTTATTCTTACTTGACCAGGTTTCACTTTTTTATTGAATTCCATTGCTGTACTCCTCGTCAATAAGTTTGATTTCCATTAACCCTACTCTATGGTCAATAAGTTCATGTGCGTGTCGTGAATTTCTGATTTTATCAATTTCCGCACGTACAATATCTCTTATGTTGAGTCTGTCTAGGGCGATTGAGGAAGGTTCAGGAGGTATTAGTCCTTGTCCTTGCATTACATGAGCCAGATGAGGGGTTTGAAACATTAGATGTTGTTGATTGTATGAATCATACCGAGATGGTGGACGCTCTGACCATAAATCAATCAGCTCTTGCAATTCATCATTGATTGGCATGTTTGATTGATCTATCCAAAATTGAGTATCTCTTCTATCGGAAACATAATGAAGTCTTATCATCGTTAGTATGTTTCTCATTGTTTCTTTAGTCATCTTGTTGTATGCAGTCTGCATTTTTTCAGACTCTTTAGTATATGAAGAAAGGCTTTGCATTAAAGACTTCATTAAAATTATCGTGCTACCAATACTTGTCGCTTCTAGCGGCTCAACAAAAGCACCTGCAAGACCAACGGCAACACAATTCTTAACCCACTGATTTTTTAGATAACCAGCATCATATTTGAATGTTCGTGGATTGTCTTTAACCTTGTATCCACTAATCTTCTCAGCTTCTTCTATTGCTTTATCTACAGATATGTGCGCAGACGAAAATACATAACCGTTTCCCCGCCGCTCTTGTGTTGGTATTTCCCACATCCAACCAGAAGATGCCGCACGGGCGCGTGTGTATGGTCGTATCTGGCCATTTGGGTCAGACTCTGTTGGGAATGCGATTGCAGAATCCGCCAATAGGTAAGGAGAAAAAGATTCCCATTCAGTATTCTCTAGGGAATTCATGATTACGCGGGAAAAACCACTTGCGTCAAACCAAAAATCAGCATCAACCATGGTTCCGTTATTCACATTGACTGATTTGACTGTTCCATTTTCAGAATCTAGATTAACCGAATCTACATTTCCTTCAACAAATTTAATCATTCTATTAAAACATATACCCATTAAATAGTCGTTAAGTTGATATGTATCAAAGTGAAATTGATTTACTGTTTTGTGTATATTGTTGCGTCCAATTTTGTTAGTTACCAATCCAACACTTGATGTCTGATTAGTAATTAATTGTTTATTTTCAATCATACCCATATAGGATGCATAAAGTCCGTTGGCAAAAATTTCATCTATTCCACCAATGCTATGGAAATAGTCGGGAGTATGATTAGTCCAGTTTTCAAATCGTATTCCATTTTTATGGGTCGCTGAACTATTTACAATTAGTTCCTCTACTGGAATATCGCAAGATTCCATAAACATTTTCCAATGCTCTGTTGATCCTTCACCAACACCAACTATCCCAATTTGAGAAGATGAGATAACGGTTATGTCTGCATCTCTAAAAGCTTTTCTTAGCATTAATGCGGCTACTAATCCTGCTGTGCCAGAACCAACTATTGCAAAAGATATTTTGTTATTCATTTTTCCTACAGGTATGCGTTGCGATTGTTTATTGCATCCTTGACGGTTTTAATAGTTTCTACTTGATATATTTCGGATTCAAGAGGAAGGGAACTGATAATTTGGTCAGGTGTTGCTGTTTCATAATCTAGTCCATACAGGACGCAGGCACCATAAATAATTGCTTCTATTTTTGCTTTTTCCAAGTTAAGCACTTCTTCTGGAAAATTTGGAGTATCGGGATGATTTAAAGCCATTGAGTTAAGGGTTCTAAACATCATTTGCTTGTAAAGCCATTCAGCAAAAAGAGGCGATAATTCTTCTTGTTCTATGAATCCATGACGCGAATTGGGTATGCCTTTTAAATACCTATAAAGAGGCATATCTTCTTGTGTTATTGATATCTCATCAAGAACTGCTTGTGGTATTTTTAAAGAATCAATAAAATTTTTTGCATCTTGCGGGAGTTCATCAGAACTATTGAAAGGGGCATCTAACAGTGAAGCCCATTCAATTAGAAGTTTCATTACACCCATAATTGTTTTTGCACTACGTGTAACCGTTGGCCAATCACGAAAAGAAGTTTCTATATTTGATACTACTGTTAATGAAATTGCACTTATACCAGTAGATGTCATGAGTGGTGTATGTGTTTCAATTGTTGAAACATTTAACCTTGTTGGATCGTTAGTCGTGGTCTTTACTCCATCATAAATTTGATACGGAATAAAAGAAAAAGTTGATGTATCGCATCTAGTATCATATGGCAAAATTAAATTATGAACTACTGCTCTATGATTTTCAGCAGGAACAAAATTCATTATTGTATAAAGACTTTTAGAATAAAAATTATTTTGTGAAATAAGTGTTATATATTGTTCATAGTCTAATGAATTTATAACATATTCATTATCTTCTGTTTTTAAAAAATAACTATAATTTATTAAAGGCCTTTTAATATTTTTCTTAAACGCTAATATTGATTTTTCATCTATAGAAAATACATTATAATCAGTAAATTCTGTATCACCATTAGGCGTTCTTGTATATAGCTTAAAATCTTCTTGAGTATCAACTAAATAATAGTATTCATACAGGGAAGTGTCTATTGTTGAGATATCACTCATTTATACCTTTTAAAATTATGACAGTGCAGCAATCTTTGTATTAACCATAGCAACGGTAGAAATAAGAGAAATCAGTCGTGCCTCATTACCTGTTGGGGTGTCGTCGTGCACCCATGTTGATGAATCAAAAGTATCTGGATCAAGACCAAGAAACAAAATCATTGAATACATTTCATTGATAACTTGTATTTTGACATTATTCAAAGCACTTATTTTTTGTTCTGCCGTTAGTTCAAATTCCATGATGTCTCCAATTTTAGGCGTTTAAAAGTATGTAGGTCGTTCCAGAAGAACCTGAAAAAGTATCAGAATCTGCCGTCGTACCTGAGCGTACATCATAGTTTAGCCCAGATGGTGTCGTTTCAGTAAGAACAATTATTGATCCGCCACCGCCTGCACCACCGCGTTTTCCTGTTCCACCCGTCACCGCAGGAGAAGCTGCACCGCCTGCACCGCCTGCACCACCTGCATAATGAATAGTTGGATTGGCAACATGATGTGAATGACTTTGTACGTGACTATGTGGATGCGCATGTCCGTTGGGTGTATGGTGATGCCCACCTGGTGTATGGTGATGCCCACCTGGTGTATGGTGGTGGTTATAGGTCGTATGGTGATGACCCACATGATGGTGCCCACCAGGGGTATGGTCATGTATGTCGGAATAACCGGTGTTGTAGTGGTGATGCGGATGCACCGTATGCGTATGGTTTACGTGATGATGTGGGTACACCAAATGATGTGGGTGAGTAGTATGATGTGGGTGTGTATGCACATGCGGATGCACATGTCCATTCGGTGTATGGTGATGCGTTGGTGAAGCTGAATGCGGAGTAACCGTGTAGTTAGGGGCGGCCGCGCCTGCTGCGCCTGCGGTTCCAGGGTTTCCTGTAGCACCAGCAGATCCAACAGTACCAATCATCCCGAGAGAAGCAACTGTTCCGGTTCCTGTGATTGTTTTAGCAATCAAAATAACCACTGCGCCACCTGCAGCGCCAGCGCCACCTGCACCACCTGCGCCAGTGGTGGCACCAGTTGTTGTTCCATCAGCGCCTGTAGCACCTTTACCGCCTGCTGCACCAACAGTTGTGCCATTTGTTGGGTGTCCACCGTTTGAACCTGCGGTACCGGACTTCCCGGGCCATGTTCCCGTAACAATCGGGGTGGTTGTTCCGACTGTCCCTGTTGTTCCTTTTGAACCACCAGCAAGCGCAATAGGTGTAGACGCATATGTGGCATCAATTATTGTTCCAGTTAAAGCCTCAAATTTTTTAATTAAAAAAGAAGGAAGAACTGAAGTCCCTGGAGCAGTTGCTCCTCCGCCTTCACCACCTAAACGGTATGTAATTGAAGAGTTGGTGTGGCCTGGTGCTGTTCCTGTTGATATTAAAGATCCAGGACTAGTGATGGTGCCGTTGGATACGCCAGCAGAGTTTCCTGTGACTGTTGCAACACCGACAACACCGTTAATGACGGCTGTCGTTTTGACGAATACTCTGAAGCCGGCGGTGTATAGAAATGTTCCCAATGGGACGGTTAAAGAATTATAATTCTTGTCACTAGTTAATGTGACTGTTCCAGAGATTGTCACATCACCATCAGCGCCATTTCCATAAAGCTGATCATTTCCTGCGCGCTGTACTTTTACTAACGAACCAGATTTTTGAATTCCCGCCATTTTACACCAACTGCATGTAATTCACTGTTCCAGCGTTTTGACCTGTTACATCTGTAGAGACGCCAGCAGGTAAAGTGGCTGCAGATGAAACAATTAAAATAACTCCACCACCCGCAGGTGCTGTACCTGGAGCTTTAATGTATCCAGTCCCTGAAGGTGGAGCCGCAATGTAACGAGCTGCAAGGATGATTACAGCCCCACCAGCCTGCGCAGTGCCACCAGCACCCCCACGAAGCCATGTAGGGCCTCCTGACGCTGTTATAGAGTATCCCTGAACTGCTTGTCGTGGAATTGTGTAGTATGCGCTACCGCCAGTACCCGCGGTTGGTGCAGTTGCCGTAAAACCAGTTGCTGATCCACCAAGACTGTGCGTGACAGCAGTGGCGGCGGCTCCGCCTTGAAAGATTGATCCGCTAGTTGCGTATCCAGTCGTGAAACCAATTGTTGAGTTGTTTCCACCAAAAGTTAATAAATTCTTTACAAATATTCTGTAACCGTTTGGTTTTAATGTAACGCCAGCATTGATTATCAAGTTATTAAAATACAAATCTTGCGTCATTGAATAAACACTAGACGACGGTGCCATGCTCAAAACGGTTGTAGTTCCATCAAGGGTTGCATCACCATCAGACCCTGTTCCATAAACAGGATCTGGAGCATCAATAAATGACGCCATTGCGTTAGCCGCAGGGTAGCGAACCATTCCAGCCATTATGCCTCTTCTACACCAACCACGGTTATATTAACAGAAGTAGCAGAACTGCAAAGAGCAGTCAATTGATCACTATTCGTAGCACTTGCTGTTGATCCGTTGTTGTTTAAAACTAATGAACAGTTAAAGGACATGGTTTCATTTGCTGCAAGGGACATTGCGCTAACGATGTCGTGGGTTGCTGCTTCAGTAACACCCAATGGCTTCAGGCGTACGGTTACGGTTTTGGCCGATGCTGTTGTGTTTGTCAAAATAATCTGTTTAACAATTGTCGTTGTGCTGACTGGAACCGTGTAGTAAACAGCAGAAGATGCCGTTAACTGCGCGGGACCAGCAAGTCGCTTTTGTGTCAATGCCATTACATAACCTCCATAAGGAATTTAATTTCAAGATTCCGTGCGGAACCATATGCGTCATAAGTGTTTGCCGTTACAGCAACTGTCGGAGTGGCGCTTTCTCCAGAGTTGTTGGTTAATGTTATACCAGTTCCTGCAACAAGGGATGTTACATACGAACCTGTTGTGTCTGTCCCTAAAGCTACTGAGTCGGCTTGAATTGTGGCAACACCCGTATCCGAGATGGTGACATCGCCAGAAAGTGTTACATATGTTGGGACACCAGCACTGCTGGCAACAATTACTTGAGCAGACGTTCCTGAAGCAAGTTTTGATAGAGCAATTGCGGCTGAAGTACTGATGTCACCATTGACGATTGTGCCATCCGTAATCATCGTGCTAGTGATAGTTCCAGAAGGAGCAGAGAATGTTCCCGTAAATGATGCGTTATTGATTGGCGCTGCGTCAGTGATGCCGTATCCAGAAAGCGTTGTTGGGTTTGTTCCAGCAGTTACTCGGCCATATGTATCTACAGTTACTGATTGATAGGTTCCGATTGTCGCAATACCAGAAGCAAGATCGATGTCGTTAGCATTGACAACAATTCTGCTAACTGATGCAGTGCCGATATCAAGAACATTTCCAGTAAAAGCAAGACCAGCACCGCCAGTTACAATTTGAGCTGCGTTAAATACTGCGTACGTAACATCGTCAGTTCCAATAACAATTGGATTTGCAGAAGAACTATTGATGTATCCGTATCCACCATTAGTTGAGCCACCAGTTACGAAGCAGAAGTCGCCATTAGCCAATTCGCCTGATGGATTGTTATCAGCATCTGTTGCTCTGGTTACTACCCAAGGGGCACTGACGCTGCCAACTGCGGTAACGATATAGATACCGTTTTCTTTAGCATCAGTCTGCGACTTGAGAAGAATTCTGTTTCCAACAACTACTGTTGCACCGTCAATAGTTCCAATTGCACCATTTGTTGCTTTTGTTAGCGTTGCGCCTACACCGCTGGTTCCATTGCTGTATGTTCCAGCGAGATTGCCAGATGTTGCTGCAACTACTGATGCATGAAAGTTTACTCCAGAAACAACATTGTCAACATACTGTTTTGTTGCTGCTTGTAATGCTGATGCTGGATCTGCGGCAAGTGTGACTGTGCCAGTAAAAGTTGGACTTGCGGTTGGTGCTTTCGCGTCAATCTGTGTCTGAATCGCACTTGTTACACCATCTACGTAATTAAGTTCTGTAGTAGTAAGAGTAGCCCCATCAAGAATATTTAGTTCCGCAGCAGAGGAAGTAACACCATCAAGAATGTTTAGTTCTGATACAGAAGAAGTAATTCCGTCAAGAGTGTTAATCTCTGCCGCAGTGGCGGTCACGCCGTCAAGAATATTCAGTTCTGCAGCGGTTGCTGTGACACCATCAAGAATATTCAGTTCTGCTGTTGATGAAGTAATACCATCAAGAACGTTTAGTTCTGTTGCCGTAGAAGTCAATGCAACGTCTTCGTTAATTTTTGGTGATGTCAGCGTTTTATTAGTAAGTGTTTGAGTGTTCGTTGTCCCAACTACTGCACCAGTTGCACCATGTGCTTCCGTCAGGTTTGCGTGAGTCGTAACATCCGAGGTAAGGGCAACTGTGCCGGTCGCGTCGGGGATTGTGATTGTTCTATCCGCTGTTGGGTCGGTGACAGTAAGGGTTGTTTCAAAATCGTTTGCTGTTACGCCTTCAAATACAACGCTTGCTCCATTGACGGTGAGTCCTGCAAAGGTTGGTGAATCTGTTGTTGCGATTGCTTGACCGATAGACAGCGTGTGGGTTGTTCCCTCACCAGTTGTTGCGGCTGTTGAACTAACACCAGTTCCGCCAGTTATTGTTGCTACATAGTC